CCGTGATGAAACAGAAACAATTAAATCAGATGAAGAGCGTTTGTTAAATTGTCAAACAGGTAAGATTATAGTAGAAAATGCAGCAGGTGCAGTTACACTTGAAGAACCATTTAGTGCAACATATGTAGCAAACTTTAACGCACTGCCAAACCCACCTGTTACACTAAAACTAACCAGCATTGATCCACGTATTAGTTTTGACAGTCAAGTAACCAATGACTTGATTATCAGTCCACCAGAAGCAGTACAAGAACAAATTGCTAAGACATCTAAAGACAACGAGCAAGAAGAAAAAGAAGAAGAAACTATAACTCGTACAGCTAATGCAGATGCTAACAAAAATGCAAACAAAGACGATGCAAAGATTAGTGCTATCGCTGCCGGCAGTAATGTCAAAGGCCCATGCTCCGAAAAAATTATTTGCGTTGAAGCAAATCCTTATGTGACTTTTTATAGAACCACAGACAGCGATCATTATGCTGAGGTGCGAGCAAGATTAAGTGCAAATACTAACTTAACCATCATTCATAACGGTGACGAAGGTAAAGTAGGTTGGGGTGCAGCCCCCAATTCAGGTAACATTATAACTATTAGGCAAAGTAAATGAGAAAGATACTAGCGGCATTATTATTTTTCATCGCCATGCCAGTAGCGGCACAGGAAGCTAACTACGGTTTTGAAAGTGGTAGCTACACTAACTGGAATGTTAGTAATGGTAGTACCGCAGTAAAGACCGGTGGCTGGAGTAGCAACGGCTCAGGCGCACAAGTAACAACTGGTGTAAGTAATTTCTGTCCAGGCGACGGCAAATGTTGGACTGTTACTCCATACGGCACTTATATGTTAAGTATTCAAGCTGGCGGCGGTTCTCCTACATTTGATAGTTCAATGTCTACACTAGGCTTTACTAGTGGCGAGACTACCTCAATTAAAAATACTATCTATCAAAACGGCAACATGTATCCAACTAATGCTTCATATGCAAAACGAAGTGTAGTATTAGAAGCAGGCAAGACTTATACATATGCATGGAACTATATAAGCACAGACTATACTCCATACAATGACGGATCAATGGTTGTAGTAACAGGTGCCGCAGGACCAGTTACAGTTAACGGACAAAACAAATATGCACTACTAGGTTTTACTAATCCTGGCACAGGTAACTATTCAACTGGTAGTTACGGTTCAACAGGTTGGCAGCAGATTGTTATCACTGTTACTACAACAGGTACATATGAGTTAGCATTTATATCTTTTAACTTAGGTGATACAGCACTAAGTCCAATACTATTCATTGACGAAATTATTGGTACTACACAATTAAACGGACAAGAGTTCACTTCAGTTGCTCCTAACCCTGGTAGTACTGCTCCTCCACCACCAGCTCCTCCACCCGCCGGCCCAACATATTGCTGTGGTGGTACTGATACATCATTTAATGCCAGCGCAACAAATACTGCTAAAGTCAATACCTTTAGTTCTAGAACTGTAAAAGATTCAAAAGTTATTATTGAACAAATTGGTTCCGGTAATAGTATTACTGTGACACAAAGTGGCACCAGAGAAAATTACTTTAAGTATTACAGCAACGGTAACAATAACACTACTACTGCAACACAAAGTGGTACAAGTAATGCAGTAACAAATTATATGGATATTACTGTTAACGGTAGTAGTAACAGCTTAACGCTAAGTCAAACTGGCACAGGCGGTGCAAAAGGAATCTTTGCTACGGTGGCAAATAACAACAATACGATAAATATCCAGCAAAAGGATAATGGTAATCATTACCTAGATTTATCTTTGAGCGGTGGCAACAAGTCTGTTGCTATCATCCAACAAGGCAGTGGCAATCACATGGCCGCAGTCAGCCTTAGCGGAAACCCAACAAGTTTTGAATTGACACAAAGTGGAAGTACACAGAACTTCTATTCAATTGCACATTCATGTGCAACAACTGGAGGATGCGGTACAATCACAGTAACACAAGGACAATAACATGCTGAAGAAAATTTTACTAAGTCCATGGACTGCACTACTCACACTAATTTTAATCGTAGGTATCAGAGCATTAGATCCTAGCTTTGTTGAAAGTGTGCGCCTAAGATATTTTGATACACTTATTACCAGCAAAGAGCCTGTGCAAAACAATGTTTATACAGTTAACATTGACGAAGCAGCATTAGACAAATACGGTCAATGGCCTTTCCCACGTGATCAGTATGCAGGCATAGTAAAAGATTTATATAGCAGAGGCGCAGGCCTTGTTGTGTTCAATGTGTTAATGGCAGAGCCAGATCGTTTCAAAGGCGACAAGGCAATGGAAACTGCGATGGCACAGTATCCTGTTATACTACCAAATGTGCCATCGGACAAGTCAAAAAATAATCCACGTGAAACTGGCGCCGCAATCTTAGGCCCAGAGTATTTAGATACAGTAGTTCAATATCCAGGTATCATTGCTAACTTACCCAACTATGAAGGGCTAGCAATCGGCACAGGTACAGTAAACACACTACCTGAAATTGACGGTGTTAATCGTCGCGTACCATTAGTAGCCAGTGTAGACGGAACATTATATCCAGCACTAAGTTTAGAAGTACTGCGAGTAGTAGCAGGCGATCCCAGCTTTCAAATCAAGCTAAACGAACTTGGTGTTGAAAAGATGCGTATACCTCAGTTCGGCCCAGTTACCACAGACAGTTTAGGCCGTGTATGGATTGACTGGAGCCAGAAAGCAAACTCCGTCAGTCTTGCTAACTTACCCAAAGACTTCAGAGGTGCTGTTGTTATTGTAAGTCCAACAGCAGCAGGAATTAGTAACCCAGTACCAACTGCACTAGGCCCCATTCATCCACATGAATTACAAGCCGCAGTAGTTGGTACTATGTTTAATGGCGTTAATATTCAACGCCCAGACTATGCAGACTTTGCAGAAATTGCTGCATTACTTGCACTAGGCTTAATTATTATTTTCTTATCAAGGTGGACATATGTCGGTCTTTCTACAACTGTTGTTGGGATCGCTGCCAGTGTTGGTGGCTCTTACTGGTTGTTTATTAACCACAACGTGCTCGCAGACGCGACAGCAACTACTATTGGCCTTGTTCTTGTTGCCCTGCACGTTTATGGCGTTAAGTTTGTAAGCGAGTTCTTACAGAAGCAACAAATTAAAAAGCAGTTTGGTACTTACTTAAGCCCAGACCTAGTAGCACAGCTACAGCGTCAACCAGAACTACTAAAGCTAGGCGGCACAGAACAAGAACTAAGTATCATGTTCACAGACGTTCGTGGCTTTACAACTATCAGTGAACACTATGGTAAAGATGTTCAGGGATTGACAAGTATCATGAACCGTTATATGACTGCTATGACTAAAGCTATCCTTGAGAACAAGGGTACACTAGACAAATATATTGGTGACGCACAGATGGCATTCTGGAACGCACCAGTAAACAATCCACAACATGCTAAGGATGCTGTTCGTACAGCATTCCAAATGTTAAGCGCATTAAAGGAATTCAATGAAGAAATTAAGACAGAAGGCGTACCGGCTTTTGGTATGGGTCTCGGCATCAATACTGACACTGTGGTTGTTGGCAATATGGGCAGCGATCAGCGTTTTGATTATACCTGTCTTGGTGACGGGGTTAATCTTGCTAGTCGCCTCGAAGGTCAATCCAAACCCTACGGCGTCAAGATCATTATCGGACCAAAAACGGCTGAGTATGTGCGAGAAGCATACCAAGTCGTTGAGCTCGATTTACTCGCAGTAAAAGGCAAAACAGAACCTGCACAAATTTATACAGTCCTAGAACAGTTCGACGAAGCAGACGAAAAAGCACACAAACAGTTCTTGACTGCATATCGCAAAGGTGATTGGAACACAGCATACAGAATAGCTACAGACATGAGACACAGTTGGAAGGGTGAACTAATTCAGTATTACGAAATGATGAGAAATCGTGTTACTGAATTCAAATCAAGTCCTCCCAAAAACTGGGATGGCATCTACAGAGCCACATCAAAATGATCAAACTAGAGAGCAACAGAGATAGTACACGATTTACAGTATTAGATGATGATAAAGTTATCGTGTTTACTAGTAGTTACGCTCATGCAATGGAAGTGTATGAGCGTGCAAAGGCAAACGATTTAAATTTTATAGAAAAAATGTTTGTACCTTTTAAGCCTCAGGATCCCACGATTTCACTGTTATAAAAGTATTTTTATAATGCCTAAAATCTTTTATTAACTGCCTAGCATGAAATAACTCTAACGGTATACCATCAGTGTATTGTGTCATAGGTAGATAATATCTACTTACTATACGTTCTAGTCTTTTCATATCTATACTGAGAGCATCAACAATTTTATTATTGTATTCATGATCTGTTAATAGACCTATTAACCATGTGTGATATTCATTATCAATATTATAGCTACGTGTTATTTCTCTTACTTCGTAGAATAATGCACGTATAGGATTAATATTTGTGCGATACTTTACTAGCACTGACGGAAACTTAAACTCTGCAGATTCTGTTTCTAACTGATTTATAGTGCTAGTATAATCTTTGCGTAACGCACGTTTTAAACTATCTAAGTTTTCTTTTATTTTTTTCTCGTATGCACTAATAAGTTTATCGGCAATTTTTTGATATTTAGGTTCTAGTTTATCGTAATAGTGTTCTTTTATGTCGTCAATAGAATATGCACCTTCTAATAAATCAAAAGGCACAGTCTTAGATTTAGAATATTTTTCTAGTTCGTGCTGTATTCTAAGAAGCACAAAATCAACTACATCACTCATTTCATTATTTATTCTCGATTGATATTAAGAATAGTGTGTAGTTTTTCTGTTCCGCCGTTTTTGTTTAATGTTAGTCTAGCACCATTATGCAATGGTTGTGGCCATACGCCTATATTAACCCAAGCATAGCCTGCACTTTCCCCGTTTAGTACAGGACTAAATTCTTTCTCTACTACATAAACAAAACTATAGTAATAGAATTTTTGATCTCGACTTTGATATACGTCTATGGGATTTAGTTTTGCAAGTTCGGGTACAAAACCTATTTCTTCTGTAAGCTCACGCTGAATACACTCGTAAACTGTCTCGCCTTTTTCAATAAGGCCGCCCCAAAATCCCCAAGTGTTCTTAAATCTTTTATCAGAATTGCGTAGTTGTAGTAAGCAACGTCCAGTATCTTTTGCTAAAAACACTACGCCAGCGGCAGTAGTCATTACAGTACAAGTCTCCAGTAGCCAGGATTGTATTCACCTTCGTAACTACTTATCCATGCGCTACCAGTCCACTTGAATTGTTTTGATGTAAAATCGTTTGTTACATATTGAGTTGTAGTAACTGCGGTAGAATTAAATACCACAGTCCAATTGGAACCGTCATATTGAATAATATCGTTTTCGTTTGCATCCACATTCCAGCTAGGATATCCGCTAGCACTAATAGATTCTGTTATTAAATATCGTTGCCCTAGAGTTGCGGCATCTAAACCATTACCTGGACTGCTAGAAGTAGGATCAATAATTTTTGTTAAATCAGCAAGGGTGTTAGATGGTAATGTATCTGTATCAAGATTAAATATCAAAGATGTATCATCTAACGGATTAGCTACAACACTTCCTATAACAAGAAATTCATCGCTATCACTATTATTGCTAGTATTAAGTTTTAGCAAACTGGTAACACTGAGCTCACCTTTCATTTCAATAATATCTTTCCATGCCGCAGCATTGCCGGACGGTGATATAAGCGTAGCTGTAGCACCGGAGACTAATAGTTTATAGTCATTTGGTGTAATAATTAATTCACTATCGTCAGACACAGTACCAAAGAAGTCATCATATGCTTTATCATAATCTAAACCTGCTACACTAGTTACTTTATGAATGTCTGCAATAATTTGTTGAATAATTGTTTGTCGCTTAACCTTAGCAGGAGGACTAATCCAAATAGGTACACTAAATGTTAATGTTGCGATATCTAATGTTTCATCAACACCTGCAGGAATTCCTCTACTACTCCAATTAATATCTGTTAATTCAATTTCAAATACACTAGTCCAATCTAATGGATTGCTGTTTGATTGTAGTTGAATACTAGGATTAAAAATAACAAAGATTTGTTCAAGTAGTTGAAGCTTTGTATCTGTGTTAGTAGTCCATATATCTACTTGAACAGTCATGTTATAAGGAACAGGCATGTAACGCTGTGTAGTATACAAATTACCTTGTTCACTGGTATAAGAATTGTTTACAGTATCAAATTCACGTTCTGCAACTTGCTGAGTATCTACTAAAAATGGTTCAGCAGTTCTATCTCTTGCAGGCTGTATGCTTTGAATGCTTACAGCAATTTGTGGCGCACTATTAACAATGTTTTCACTGTTATTGCGTAATAAATGCGCCACAAGTCTGCTTGAATCGCCATAACGGGCAGGCACACGGTTGTAGTTTACACCGGTCTTAGTATTTTCTTTTACTTTGAAGTTTGAAAATACTCGTATGATTTGAATCAGATAACGCTTTATCTGTTCGTCATACCAGTAATCTAAGTTCTTGCCTGCCATTATGCGTTCCTTATGCTAACCAGCTAGCGTACTTTTTAGTTTTTTCAGCGCGGTCATCTAAACCATGTGTTCCACCATTGATGCGCTTTGTTAGCTCTAGGATAGCGGTATCATTGACACCTTTATCACAAATAGCCCATAGTTTGTTTGTTTCAAAGAAAAACATTGCACTTTCGAACGCATACTTAGACGAAACAACATCTGGATTTGTTAGTACTTCTGGATCACCGATGTACTTAGAAAATGCAGTATAGTTGTCCTTACCGGTTAACTGGATAGCACCACGACCACGGAACTTATAACCGTCGCCACTAGCTTCTGGGCCGTTGCCCATTCTGCCACCGTATACACGGTTAGCAATCATCTCTGGCTTACGCTCATACTTAGCGGCTGTGGCTGCATCTGGGAAATACTTTTTAAAGATTCCTAGCAAGCCCTGTGCGCCATAGTTTAAGTTTTCGTTGAACGTTTTAAATCCACCTGACTCATGAGCGCATTGTGCAAAAAAGTGTGCTGCTCGTGCATCACTTAGTTTGTAAAATGCTTGTGCAGCCTTTAGTGTACCTGGTCCCCAAGCACCATCTGCGGTAGCACCAACTTTTTCTTGTAGAATTTTAACTGACATGTGTGCTCCTTAAAGATTCTTCCAAGCGTTTGTTGGATCAAAGTCTGTTGTTGGAACATACTTTGTTGATGACCCGTCTTTCTTAGCAATTAGCTTTTGCTTACGGTTGCCACCTTCCTTCTTAATAGAAGCGTGTACCCAACCTGAGTTCTTATCGCCTTCTACATAGAATTCTAAAATGACCTGGTCAAATTCTAAGTTGTCTGCAATCCAGTCAGCTACAATCTTGTTTGAAATACCAGTGATTTCAAAGTCAATTGCTTGTCCGTTAACATGCTGACTTGTTGTGCTGCCGCCTACAGCCTTGTTAACGGCTGGACTGCGATAGCTTGAGTTAATTGTTACAGCCTTACCAAAGTGAGCGCGAACTGGCTCGAGGATCTTTTCACAGCAATAACGCATATTTTCGATGTGTTCTGCTGTTGGTGTATTTGGTAGACCTAGCTTTTTTGCTGTTGGTGATGCAGTCATTTCTTCTAATGTGAAATGCTCTGTTAATTTTGTAGCCATTTGTTACTCCTTTAGTTGTCTGTCTTTGGCTTTACTACTTTGCTGAGATTAGTTTTTTCTTCAGTAATCTCGCCGCCTGAATTAATTGTGTAATTGTCGTTGTTAATAAATGATGTAAGCAATTTATTTGCCGCAGCCCATGCGCTACGAGCATCGTCACCTACACGTATCCATCTACTGCCTGATTTTTGAAATAGCCTGTTAGGAGTAAAGTCAGTTCGTAAGAAATAGTCACCGTTAGTTACTCCGCTAGTTGGAAAACTTGCCCCGCTACCTACAACACTCAAACCGTTAGGTGGTTGACCATCGCTTGCACCGTAGTCGAGACCGACTACAGGCTTGTCTGGCACTGCTGGATCAAAATATAAGTGTGTGTTATTTCTGTATTGTGGATCGTACGGAACATCTCGTTCTGCCTGAGCCAAAATTGCGTCATTAATTGTGATTTCGTTTTGGTACTTACTGATAAGATTACGTAAATCGCCTTCTTCTTCACCAGTACCGAGAATGTCTCGGTATTCTTGACTATCACTAATAGGACCGCACTTGACACGCCATAGATGCGGCCACCAACGTGGGTCGTAGCCTTCTGCGGGTCTAGCACCTTCTTGCACTACATAAAATCTGTTAACAGCATCTTCGCTGCCTAGTAATAAATCATCACGCAAATGCGGTAATTCTAATACATCGCCTGGCATTAGTTTACGCCCTAGCGATTCAACCATACTTTCAATATGGAATGTTAAAAATACTGTATCGTTAGCTAAGAAAGCACCGAACTGAGTTAAGTCGAACCCGTCGTTGTCTTGTATATTATACTGCCCTCTTAGCTCGTAAATTGTTTTGTCATATTTGCGATCTCTATTTTCTAAGAATAGTAAATCTTGAATAAACACTTCAGTGTCATTACCGGCACTGCTAGGGCGGGTAGGATCACCGGTATTAGATGTTTCATGCACCCCTAAATATTTGTGAATATGCACACCAGTACCACCAGCGTGAAGGTGCTCACCGACAATTCTGTCTATGAACTTAAAGTCGTTAGTTTTAACTGGATTCCACAGTGATAATCTTGGCATAATACTATTTATCTAAATTATTTTATACATTTGCCGCACGTTTCTACGCATTTTGCTGTATAAGAAGCTTCTCCTGGCAAGTCCCCTGTTATACCTTGAAGTAGTGTTGTTTTATAATATGTGTTATTAAGTATTTCTTTATAATGCTTATTGTGACGAGGGATAAATTCTTCTCTAGGGGTAAATTGCTTTTCTAGCTGGTGATTACCTCCTTCGGAGTGTAATCCTGCACCTATAAAACAACAGGGTAACAATGCGCCGTCACAATCTATATATAGATCAGATGTTAACGTTCCTATTTTGCAATCTACTTTAAAATCACCTTTATTGATATTAGTAGCTTCGCGCCCATATTGTGTAAAACTAGTGCAGGTTAAGTCATCATTGTGTAACGCTACAACTTCTGTTGTACTAACATCTTTTGGTAAAATATCATACAAATATGCACCGTTGTCATCATATACTCTTATAGGTAAAATTTTTGTTTCACCTGAGGAATTTTTGTTATAGCTAAACCCAAAAGGTTCCTTAACATCTAAAATAATGTTTTTTTCATTGCATATCTTTTGGATTTTTTCTAGCTGATGTTTGTTGTGTTCAAATATTAAAAACTGCCATATGCTTTTACCGCCTGCATCAGTGTAAGCACAAAGATTGTCCCATAGTTTTTTCCAACTTACATTTCTGCGGTATATGTGATTTGTGTCTTCTAAACCATCAATGCCCCATATTACACGAGAATTAGAATTTTTTAATAAATTTCCTAGTCGTGTCCACCAATCTACTGATCTTATGCCTCCATTGGTATGGATAGTAAACTCGGCAGTAGGATTACATTGTTTAATGTAATCAATAATTTCGACAAGCTCAGTACATGCAATCGGGTCGCCTTTAGTGCCACAAAAGTTCCAAAACTTGACGTTACTGCAAAAATCTTCCCCTAAATTATCTCGGAAGTAACTTAAACCTAACTCTGTATTTTTTATAATAGGATTGATAACACCGCCACGCAAACGTCTAACACAGACAGGGCATTTTGCATTACACTTGTCTGTTAGTTCTACGTGTATACTATATAGATTTAAAAAAGATGGCAGCATTTGTATACTTATCAATATTAAAAATACCCGGTATGTGATTTCAATAAATATTGCTATGATTAAAGCCGTCCGCGGAGCTAGACCTATTAAAAATCTAGCTGTAAAACAACATTATGAAAACCATGTTTATAAGGATGTTTCATTGCAAGAATATGAAACAGTGTGGAGAAATTGGCTTGAATATTCTGATACAAAGTCAATAAACGGATTAGATCAGTTTAAGTTTGCGGATTATACTCAAGGCACAAGTCAAGCATTTGACCATTTTATTTTAAAACATGCTGCCGATAAACACATATTTTGCCTCCGCGGCGATTTTCAATACCATGCTTGTTTAGGCAAACACATCAATTTTTCATACGTAACTAACTACTCTGATTTGATTAGTAATATACAAGGCAAGGGATTACATGCGCTCTTGATTAGCGCACCCTTCAGTGACTTTGGATGTATGCATCCTGAGTTTTATGATATTTTAAATATTTGCGAAGTTAACGATATTCCAGTTTGTGTGGATTTAGCGTACTGGGGGATTTCTAAAATAGTAAATCTTGATTTAAATTATCCTGCGATTAAAGAAATTACTTGTAGTTTAAGCAAGCCATTTTATGCTTTAGAAAATCACAGAGTAGGAATCAGGTTTACTAGAACCTATGCTGATGACGGTATAAGTATGCTAAACGAAGTTGAGATGCAAAATAAGCACAGTATGAGCTTAGGCGTACACTTTATGAAAAGTTTTAGCCCAGATTGGAACTGGGAAACATACGAACAACGTTACTACGATGTATGTAAAGAATTTGGCTTCATTTACACTGATACTGTAATATTTGGGTTAGGTGATGAAGCTAGATATAAACATTTCAACAGAGGCATACCTGGCAATTACAGAGTATGCATATCCGAATACCTTGAGGACAAATAAAAATGATTGTAAATTCACACAACGACTGGGACCAGCTAGAAGAAATTATTGTAGGTCATGCACACCACAGCCGCATCGCTACAGATATTAGCGCACACAGCTTTAGCTATGCAAATCATCCAGTTGAAAAAATTAAGCATTTAGAAGGCACCTACCCTCAGTGGGTAATTGACGAAGCAAATGAAGATGCTGATGGACTAGCAGACACACTTACAAAGATGGGTGTGAAGGTACATCGCCCTAAGATTATTGACTGGGATAAAGTTAACTACGACATTGGTCAAGGCTGGAACACCAAAGGATGGTATAGCTGGTGTCCACGTGATTTAATTTTACCGCTAGGCGATATGTTGATTGAAACACCTACGCCTGTACGTGCTAGATACTTTGAAACAAGATTGTACGAAGATATCCTTTACGAAGCATTTGAAGATGGGGCTATGTGGGTGCAAGTACCTAAGCCAAAGTTACATGACAATATGTATCAGTTTGATGATCTTAAGAAAGCAACATTGATGGATCATGAAATTTGTTTTGATGCACCAAACATTGTTCGTGTAGGCCGTGACTTGCTGTATCAGGTGAGCAACAGTGGCAACATGAAAGGTTTTAAGTGGCTCAAACGTTTCTTAGAACCAATGGGGTATAAGCTACACTACAGCGAACTGTATAGCTTTGCTCACTTCGACAGCACTATTATTCCGCTACGTCCGGGACTAGTATTGCTAAACAGCACACGAGTAACACCAGACAACTGTCCAGAAATCTTTAAGAAGTGGGACAAGATTTGGTTTAGTGATTGTGTTGTACAGGGCAGCAAACTTGCTGATCAAGGATACATTGCACCATGCAGTCCATACATTGGTATGAATATTCTCAGTGTTAATGAAAACACAATTATCTGTGACAGCGCACAAGAACCACTGATGCGTGAACTAGACAAGTGGGGTATTGACAGCGTACCAGTTCGCTTCCGTCATAGCATGACATTGAGCGGCGGCATTCACTGTGCTACACTTGATTTAAGACGCAAAGGTACATTAGAGAGCTATTGTGATTGAGTACGGACATTTAGTCACTGATATAACAGTAGATCAATTAAGGTCTATAAACTTTACTGACTATTTTCAGTGTTATCAACAAACGCCTGATATTGAAAAATACTATACACAACATAATAGTAGTATTTGGCAAATGTTTGATGACGAGTGCCCAGATTTTATCAAAAATCTAGCATTTAATGTGCCTCAAGACTTTAAACATTATGTTGTTAGCATTATTAAAATTGATCCCGGTCAGACTATTCCTTATCATATAGACAAACATTATATGCTTAAGAAACAGTTCGGAGAAGGAGAAAGTTTTCGTTATCTAATCTTTTTAGAAGATTGGAAACGTGGCCATTATTATGAAGCGCACGATCAACCTTATACAAAATGGCGTAAAGGCGACTGGGTTAAATTTGGAACAAGTGACTGGCACCTTGCCGGCAACATGGGCGATGAACCTTTTTATTCAGCTCAAGTAACAGTATTAACATGATAAAAGGTAATGTTGATCTTTCTCATATCTCATATGAGCTGCTAGAAAATTTAATTTTTTCTGAGCAAACAGAAACACGAGAAGCAGGCGGCTTCTGGAAAACATTAGGTGCGACTACGCCTAACTTCCCGACACAATCAGACATAGTACATCAAACGTTTGATTCAGGATGTCCTAAATGGGCGCATGATATTAAACAACAGTTTACTTGGTTAATGCATAGTATGGTTACAATTAATAAACTTACTCCCGGATGTTTCATACCTCCGCATAAAGATACTATGTATAGAATTAAGAAAAAAGCAGACAATGAACAAACAGATGTATCAGCTCTTAAGCTCGTACGCATAAATCTCTTTTTACAAGATAAAGAAATTGGCCATATGTTCGAAATGGATAGTGCCTATCTAAATAAATACAAAAAAGGAGACTATGTAGTTATCACTCCTGATAAACTACACAGTGTTGCTAACTTAGGATATTTGAATAGATACACTATGCAACTTACCGGCTTTACACACAAGGACATGTTTATATGAAAATTTTTATTACAGGACACGACGGCTTTATTGGTCAGCATATGGTACAGCGTTTACATGGTAAACACGAACTTGAATTTTTACAACATGATTTACGAGATCATGATAAAGTGGGTTTTCAAATCCGACAATTTGATCCAGAAATTATCGTACACCTTGCTGCTCGAACTGAAGTAGAAAAGAGCTTTTACGAGCAGATCACATTCAGTGACATCAACTATACTGGTACAGTAAATCTTATTGAGATTGCTAAGGACCTACCTAATCTTAAAAACTTTGTATTTGCTAGTACAATGGAAGTATATGGCTGGCAACCTATCAGTGACTTGATCCGCGACGGTAAGGAAAAAGGTATTTTTGCTTTCGATGAAAGTACACCACCGAATCCTAATGCCCCATATGCAGTAGCCAAGTATGCATGTGAAAAGTATCTAGAGTATGCACACCGCAGTTATGGATTGCCTTTTACTGCTATTCGTCAAACTAATGCTTATGGTCGCAAGGATAACAACTTCTTTGTTACTGAACAGATCATCCATCAAATGCTAACTAACCCTAAGGAAATTAACCTAGGTTATGGTGAGCCATATCGTAACTTTATTTACATTGACGATTTGCTCGACGCTTGGGAAACTGTTATTGAAAATCCGGATAAATGTGCAGGTGAAATTTTCTGCATCGGCCCTAATAATGCTGTTAAGATTAAAGATTATGTGCAGTTAATTGCAGACAAGATTGGATGGGACGGCCATGTAAATTGGAACACAAAGCCTAAACGTCCTGGCGAGATTTATTTGCTTAATAGTTCTAACAATAAAATTACTGCCCGATTAGGATGGTATCCAAAAGTAGATTTAAGCACTGGACTAGATCTTACAATTGCAGTTTGGAAAAACATTGTTGATAACAAGTTAGAGTTTAATGCTAAAAAGAAATTTAGTGTTGGAAAATAATGATAAACATTGGCTTAGTACAGCCAAACTTTCAGACTGGACCAAAGCATCTTAACGCTTACTATCTTCCGTACAGTGTCGGAATCCTATGGGCTTATGCTAAACAAGAGCCTATAATTAAGGATAATGTTAGTGCTGTAGAGTGGGTCTTTAGACGAGACGCAATAGATAGTGTAGTTGCCCGACTTAAGAATTGTGATGTAGTATTTTTTAGTATATACGTTTGGAATAAAAGTTATTGTTATGAACTTGCAAAACAGTTAAAGATAACCAATCCTAATGTACTAACAGTATTTGGCGGGCCAGAACTTCCATACAAAAATAAAAACTTATTTCTAGATCGTCCTTATATTGATACTATAGTTATAGGTGAAGGCGAACAATCTGTACGCGATATATTATTTAATATCGTTGCTAAACAGCCTATACCCAAAATTGTACAATCAGATAGAATACGTGATCTAGACTTTCCTAGTCCATATTTAGATGGTAGCTTTGACGACCTTATGGCTCAGCACCCAGAAATAGAATGGATGCCGACACTAGAAACCGATCGAGGTTGTCCATACAAATGTACATTTTGTGATTGGGGTAGTTTAACAGCCAGTAAGGTTGTTAAGTTTGGACTAGAGCGTGTATTTGCAGAGCTTGAGTGGTTTGCAGAAAAGAAACTGCCGTTCCTCACAATGACTAACGCTAACTTTGGTATATTCCGTGAGCGTGATACGACGATAGCAGAAAAGATTGTTGAACTATCATTAGAAACTGGGTACCCTAAAGGAATTAGTGTAAGCTATGCAAAAAACAGCAATGCCGACGTTTTTGAAATTGTAAAAAAATTTAAAGAAGCAAATATTCAAACTGGGTTTATTTTAAGTTTACAAACTACTACAGACACAGTCCTAGAAAACATTAAGAGGACAAATATGGATGTCAACGACATTTCAACTATTGCTAAGTATGGTAGAAAATTACAGTTGCCTATCTTTACTGAAATTATAATGGGACTTCCAGGAGAAACGGTTGATTCATGGAAAGTAACTATTGAAAAAGTACTAGAGTCAAATTTACACAACGGTGTGGATGCATTCTTTTTACAGCTTTTAGAAAATGCACCTATGATGCAGGATAAAGAGCAGTATCAAATTAATACTTTCACTGCATACGATTTGTTTTATGAAACAGCAGATGTTGCAGATGACAATAAAATTTTAGAAGGTATTAATGTTATTGAATCTACTAGTACATTATCAAATGATAATTTGCTTGAGCTATTTCTTTACACTTGGAACGTTTTAGGATTCCATGTATACGGTATTTCTGATATCATATCAATCTACTTAAGGAATCAGTATAATATTTCGTATACAGAATTTTATTCAAAACTATACGAATATAATAAAAATGATAGTACAATAAACGAATGGCAAAACAACATTTGTGAAGCATTTTACAAATGGAAAACATCTGGTTTTTTCTTAGTAGAAACACAAAACACTAGTGTATTGAGCTGGCAAGTACCGCATAGTTTAGCTCTGTTTATGCATTCTGAAAATGCTGTACAAAAGTATATAGATCATGTATCCAATTTTGTTAAAGAGACATATCCAAATGTATCGGTTGACATTTTGCACGATTATGCTATTATAACTAAACATAGAGTAAAGCAATGGGGGAAGTACTGTGTTTCACCGATTGAAATAGAAACGCGGACTAATCTTTTTGAATATACTCAAAACAACACGGATATGATTGAGCATACACCTCACATTTATGCAGTCACAGACAGATACAATCATTTTCCTACAACTCTTGTCCAGCACTTAGATAATATAGTGTACGGCAGACGAAGACAATGGGTCATCAATACACTTGAGGCAAAAATAAATGGCACGAGCTAAAGCAAAACGTAATCTTTCAGCAAACGGAATGAGTATCCCTGAATGGGGACTTGTAAAAAAGGATATTAAGCCTTTTAAGAACTCTAGTGGTGTACTAATGGATTACAAGCGGTTGTTTCAATCTGCTATGTATTATGTTCACTACGAAGTGCCGTCCAAAGCGTTGTATGATAATTTTATTAAATACTGTGAACGCTTTGACAAAAAGAAAGCCGCCGTTCTTAAGGTATTACCTGAATATGAATTTATGAGCGCAGGAAAATACGCTTACCTTGCGCTTAAGGGTGTCGAACTTGATGATGATACTATTGCTCATTTAGAAAAGAAGTACAAAGAACTGTTAGTAAAAGCAGAAGCACTGACTAAAGTTAAAACTGCTGAAAACAAGCAAAAGGTTACTGGTCCAGTTATTTCAATTCAGACACGAATGCGAGAACAGGTATCCGACCTTTGCGGTCAGTGGGACGAATATGTCGACCAACTTTGCTTTGGTAAGTTTGATCTAGCTAAGTTTGACCCGCACGGTCAAATGCAGGTATACAATAGCGGTGTAATAAAGGCAGCTCATGCTAAGATCATTAAAGATATGTATACTGGGCAGTATGAAGAAGCTAAGGAAGTAGTTGTTTGGAAGGATGAGCAGATCAAAGAAGGCTATGCTTACATGACTGCTAAGATGCGTAAAGACTTTCTTGCCTTTTTTGAAAAGATCATGACAGCCTGCGATACATATATTAACACAGGCAAGGCTGTACGTAAGACTAGGGTTAAGAAAGCACCTAGCAAAGAAAAGCTAATCTCCAAGATTAAGTACAAAGAAAGCGATCCAAGCATTGGGCTTGCCAGCATTAATCCGCTCAGTATTATTGATTCTAATGTACTATGGGTATATAACACAAAGAACCGTAAGTTGGGTTGTTATGTAGCAGATTCAATGGGACAAGTATTAAGTATTAAAGGTACAAGTATCATTGGGTTTGACCCCAAAAAGAGTGTATGTAAGACTGTGCGTAAACCAGAACTGCTCAAAGGTGCCGGCAAACTACCTAGAACTAAGATGCAGAAGCAGTTTGACGAAATCCGTGCTACAGAAACGTCTATGAACGGGCGCCTAAACGAGCACATTATCTTGATTAGTACTTTCTAAAAAGATAAATAGTATTATGCCAGCAAACCAAATAGGATATAACAGTCGCCAGGATTTAATACGTGAGCTACAACTGCGTCTCGCAGACGGTATTGTAGACGTTGAATTAGACCGCGATCACTACGATGTAGCAATTGATAATGCTCTTGCTAAGTATCGTCAGCTAAGTTCGGGATCAGTTGAAGAAAGTCTAATCTTTATTCAAACGCAAAAAGACGTAACCGAATATACCCTCCCTGACGAAGTACAAGAAGTTCGCAGATTATATCGTAGGGGAATCGGTACTAACAGTGGCGGCGGCACTAACTTTGACCCGTTTGACGTAGCGTTTAATAACATGTACATGTTACAAGCAGGCCAGATTGGCGGTCTTGCTGTATTTGATGCGTTTGCACAATACAAAGAAACCATTGGCCGTGTATTTGGTAGCGAATACAATTTTCTCTGGAACCGCAACACTAAGAAACTAAAGCTACTTCGTAATGTACAACATGAAGAAGAAGTTATGGTTGGTGTTTACAACTTTATTCCTGAGAGTATACTACTCAAAGATGTGTACGCAAGCCCCTGGTTAGCCAGCTATGCACTAGCATTATGTAAACACTACCTAGGCGAAGCTCGTAGCAAGTTTACCAGCGGCCTCCCGGGTGCAGGCGGCTCAATCCAGCTTAATGGCACAGAATTAAAACAAGAGTCTCAACAAATGCAAGAGCAACTAAAGCAAGAACTCCATAACATGGAAGAAGGCAATAGTCCTCTTGGCTTCATCATAGGTTAAAAATGATTATTGGTCTAATTGGTTTTATCGGTAGCGGTAAAGATACGGCTGCACAAGAATTTGTAAAACTTGGTTGTAAAAAAGACAGTTTCGCCGCCCCACTAAAAGATATGTGTGCCGCAGTGTTTGGATGGTCCAGAGAACTGTTAGAAGGCGACACAATTGAAAGTCGCGAATTCCGCGAAACACCTGATATGTTTTGGACTCGTAAGCTAGGCATTGATCATTTTACTCCACGTCTAGCACTTCAACTTTTAGGTACAGATGTGCTACGTAATCAATTCTCGCAAGATATTTGGTTAAACAGCTTAGAATACCGTATTAGGAAAAATACTCTTAACCGTGAATGCATTGTAATTAGTGATGCTCGCTTTAAGAACGAGCTCGAACTAATCAAAGAAATGGGCGGCAAGATCGTGTGGGTTCGCAGAGACGAACTTCCTGAATGGTACGACATTGCCGCCAGCGCACATACTGGTAATGCAGTAAGCCGTAAAATCATGCAGACACGTTACAGAGATGTTCATGAAAGTGAATGGAACTGGGTAGGCTTTAAACCTGACTACACTATTTTCAACACTGGTACAATTGAAGACCTGCGTAACCGTGTACTAGAAATTGACCTAGATATTAAAAAGCCTCGCTTAGTTGCAGTCTGAGGCTATTTAGCAAAACTCAACTATTCTGTTGCACCCGGTAGTCAAATAATACCGGTTTTCTCCGTTTTCGCATAAATACTTGCATAGGAAACACATTAACCTATTAACGGGAGAATAACATGGCAACATTAGTTTCACCTGGTGTAAGTGTAAGCGTTACTGACGAGAGCTTTTATGCTCCAGCCGGTACCGGTACTGTTCCTCTTATTGTAATCGCAACAGCGCAAGATAAGAGCACCCCAGACGGTAGTGGTACAGCAGCTTATACAACATCAGCAACAGCAGGCAAGGTACAATTGATTACCAGCCAAAGAGACCTGCTAACAAATTTTGGTAATCCAATTTTCAAGACCAGCGGCGGCACACCATTACACGGTCATGAGCAAAATGAATACGGCTTAATGGCAGCTTATAGCTTCTTAGGTATCGCAAATCGCGCATACGTATTACGTGCTAACATCGATTTAGATCAACTAACAGCAAGAGCAACTGCTCCTTCTGCAACAGCGGCTAACGGTGCTTATTGGCTCGATACTGCTAACACTGTATGGGGTCTAAAGCGTTGGAGCGGCAGTGCATGGGTACGCCAGACTGTTAAAGTTCCAGCATCTAGTGATATGGACTCACCAACAAGCATTAAACCAGCTTATGGTAAAGATGGCGAATTTGCAGCACTATACTTTGTAAACAATGGTGATACTGCAAGTACTGTAACATTACATCAGAAAGTTTCAGGCGTATGGTATAAGATTGGTACAGCAGGTTGGGACAGTGCAAGCGGCAAAGATTTCCAGCTAGCACGTCACACTGCACTACCTTCAACCAAGAGCGGCGGCGGTTCATTAGCAGAAGGCGATCTAATGCTACAAACCAACAGCCCAAACAACGGTACAAGTATTGTAGTTAAAGTTTACAATGCATCTACTGGACAGTGGACATCAGAAGCTATTGAGCAATGGATTTCATCTAATGCTGCATTTGTAGCTTATGGTTCTAACCTAAGCGAAGGCGACCTATGGGCCGACTTCACTACATCTGATGCAACTATTGTGCTACGCCGTCATAACGGTAATAGCGACCTAACAGTTACTTCAAGCGCAGCTTTAAGCGACACTGAAATTGATCTAACAGGTCATAGTGGTAATGTAGCGTTTTCAATTACAATTAATGAAGGTACAGCAGTAGATGTTGAACTTTCAAGCGATGCTGACAGTGACGGCAATGCTAGTGTTGACGATATTGTTGCTGATATTAACAGCGCATTATCACTAGCAAACTCAACAGTTAGCTTTACTTCAACTGTACTAGCAAGCAACGTAAACGGAAAAATCCGTATCGTTGATACAGCAGGTAAAAACATTTTACTAGAAGCTGGTGATGTAGCAGGCTTTGGTCCAGAAGACCTAAACCTAACAGCAGACGAAACATATACAAACTGGGAAGAACTAAGCTATGAAGCAAGTGCTACCGCAGTAGTAGGCGAAACAGCTAACGGTACTTTATGGTATGATAATGTGATCAGTGTAGATAACATTGACATTCTTATCAATGATTCCGACGACGGTTGGATTACATTCACCGGAGATGTACAAGTAACCGCTTCTGAACCAACTAAACAAAGCGATGGTTCAACATCATTAGCAACAGGCGACTTATGGATCGACGGTGGCGACTTAGAGAACTTCCCTGTAATTTATAAGTGGAGTTCAGATAATGAGTGGGTATTAGTTGATAACACTGATCAAGTAAGTGGCGACGGTATTGTGTTCGGAGATTTCCGTCCACGTGCAGATACATTATCAAGTGTAATGGATGCCGATCATCCAAGAGCAGTAAATTATCCAATCGGTATCTTAGCTTGGAACAAGCGTGCTAGTGGTGGTAACGTTAAAGAATATAACGAAGTATACATTGTGGGCGGCAACGACATTGGACCTAAATGGGTTGATTACTCAGGTAACAAGCCAGATGGTTCACCATACATGCTACGTAAAGCTCAGCGTGCGGCAGTTGTACGTCAGATGCAGGCAGCAGTAGCAGCCAGCGAAGAAGCAAGAAACGAAGTAAATCGTTTCAACTTAATTGCTTGCCCAGGCTATCCTGAATTAATTGACGAGTTAGTAAACTTAAACGTTGATCGTAAGGAAACAGCATTTATTATTGCTGATGCTCCTCTACGCCTATCTTCAAGCGCAAGTGCTACACAAGCATGGGCCACTAACAGCGCCAATGCTGACGGCAACGGTGAAGATGGTCTAGTAACAAGCTCACCATATGTTGGTGTATATTATCCACATGCGTTAACAACTAACATTGATGGTACAAATGTTCTACAGCCAGCAAGTCATATTGCTCTACGTACATTAGCATTTAACGATCAGGTTGCTTTCCCATGGTTTGCACCAGCTGGCTTCCAGCGTGGTCTAGTAAGCAATGCTACTAGCGTAGGTTACTTAGATGCAGCAAGTGCAGAATATGTAGCAGTTGCACTAAGTGAAGGTCAACGTGATAGCTTGTATGTTAACAAGATTAACCCAATTGGTAACTTCCCAGGCCGCGGTCTAGCAGTGTTCGGTCAGAAGACTCTAAACCCTGTAGCAAGTGCATTGGATCGTGTTAACGTAGCACGTCTAGTTGTTTACATTCGTGAACGCTTAGACGATATTATGAAACCATTCTTGTTTGAACCAAATGACGAGATTACACGTCAGAATGCTAAGGTTGTAGTTGACCGTTTCCTAGGTCAGTTAGTAACACAGCGCGGTTTGTTTGACTTCTTAACAGTGTGCGATACAACAAATAACACACCAGCAAGAATTGATCGTAATGAACTACACATTGACATCGCTATCCAGCCTGTCAAAGCAGTTGAGTTTATTTACATTCCGATTCGCATCCAGAATACACTGGGCGCAGCACAGTAAGGTTGGTTCCTTACCAAACAGAAAAAGGGGCAGCAATGCCCCTTTTTTTGTCAAATTAAAACAAGAGTTAATGTTTTTTCCGTTTATATGATAAATATTTACATAGAAAGAACTAACCGTTCGTAGGAGAACAAGATGGCAAATATTAATACAACAGAAACCAGATCAAAGTTTGGTGTTCCTGTTACCGGTAACACAGGTTCAGGCATTTTAATGCCTAAGCTAAAGTACCGTTTCCGTGTTAGCTTCTTAGGAGGTTTCGGTGGCGAAGCTGAATCAAGAGTATTAACACAAAACGTACAGAACGTTAGCCGCCCAAAGATTACATATGAAGAAGTAACAATTGATAGTTACAACTCAAGAATGTACCTACAGGGCAAGCACAGTTGGGAACAGATCTCAGTTGTTGTACGTGACGATATCACTAACAGCGTAACTAAGCTAGTTGGTTCACAGATTCAACGTCAGGTAAACCACTTCCAACAGTCAACACCAGCAGCTGGTTCAGACTATAAGTTTGATATGCAGATTGAAATTCTTGATGGTGTTAATGCTGGCGCAAGTGAAGTTTGGTACTTAGAAGGCTGCTTCTTAACTAACGTTGACTATAGCGACAGTGATTACAGCACAAATGAACCAGTAACAGTAACAATGCAGGTTCGTTACGATAACGCAACGCACTACCAAGGTGACAATGATGTTAACGGTAGAACAAGCGGCGGCAATCCATTCCCAGATACTGTTGGTCTAAACGAGCTAGGCACAAACGCTTAATGAAATATTATTGTAGCTGGCTTACACCAGCTACAATTTATTTCTTATTTTGGGAATCAAGTGCATGAGCATTATTGGAAAAATCTTAGATATCTTTGGCCCTGGTGGAAATAATTTTTATGCACGTGACTTTCGCAACGCCTATACTTTTCGACCAGATCAAAATCCTCCCCGCCAAAAGTTTCAAGGTTATGTAAGTTTTGTTGTAAACCGTGAATTATACGGTTCGACTCTTTACGGCAATGATGTAAATTCGACATTTAGGCTTCGTTTAGGAAGTTTAGTTAGAACTGCTACAT